TTGGATTAATGTCCTCTGTTTCATCATATACAACACCATCTGGTTTATTTGGCTTAATGTCCTCTGTTTCATCATATACTACACCATCTGGTTCATTTGGATTAATGTCCTCTGTTTCATCATATACAACACCATCTGGTTTATTTGGCTTAATGTCCTCTGTTTCATCATATACTACACCATCTGGTTCATTTGGATTAATGTCCTCTGTTTCATCATATACTACACCATCTGGTTCATTTGGTTCAATATCATTTGATTCCCCATTTTCATATATTGTACCATTTGGTTGTTTTAAATTTTGCTTTTTAAGACCTGAATAAGAATAATTTTGTAATGGTTTATTTGGTTCAATATCATTTGATTCCCCATTTTCATATATTGTACCATCTGGTTCATTTGGTTCAATAACAATTGGTTCATTTGGTTCAATAACAAATGGTTCATCTGGCAATCCTTTAAAATAGTTATCATACACATTACCATCTGGTTCATTTGGTTCAATATCATTTGATTCTTCTTTAACATACACATTTTGACCATTTAATCCTACACCACTTGTGTCATTTTTCATATCAATAGTACTACCAGATTCAAAATTATAATTATTATTATTATTATTTTTATTAATTAAAAAATAATACATATCATATATATCATCACCATATTCATTTTTAAATTGAAATTTATCTTTTATATTTTTATATTTTTCACTATTAATCAATGATAAATATGCAATTCTTTCACTTTCTAATATTTTTCGTTTTGCCCAATTTTCAAATAAACGATTTAGACTTGTTTTATCATTAATTATTGATTCTGTTAAATTAACAATTTCATTACCTACAATTGTTCTTGAAAAAGTTTTAACAATATGATTTAAATTAAATGTGGCATTTCCGTCTTTTGTTTTACCAACTTTTGACCAACCAAACCATTTTAAATTTGATTTTAAATTTTCTGTTTTATTTTTAATTTTAAAATCAATATTTGAAAAACTTGAAATATTTTCTTTATTTTTATTATTATTAATATTATCAATATTATCAATATCAATATTATCATTATTTCTACTTATTTTTTCATTTATTAATTTAAAATCAGACAATTTATTATCTAATAATAATCGTTTACCCATTAATTTAGCATCTAAAATTCTTTCTGCTGATTTATAATAAACAAAAAATCCAATTTCACTAAAATCAGTTGGTTTTCCTGCAGTAAATCCACCTCTAACAATATGATCTGATGTTAATCTACTATCAAAAAATACAAAATTACAATCATACAATCTTACAGTATATTTAGATTTTGTTCTATTTTTACCATATTTAAAATTTCTTACTTCAGAAATATCTATTTCCATATTAAATCTAAATAAATTTTCAGGGGCATTTATTCGTTGATTTTTATATGAGTAATAAAGATTATTATATAATTCACTTATATAAAACATTTCCATTTTAACATTTTCATATAATAAAAAAGAAATATTATCATCTCTATATTTTATAAATTTTTGTTTAAATTTATCTAATCCATCAATTTTGTTGATATAATGATATTTAGTTCCTTTTATATTAAATATTTCTATTATTTTTTTTATAAATTCATCATATAATTTAATTAAATTTTTAATATCTTTTATTGAACTATAATCAATTAAAAATGATTTTAATCCATTTTTATTAAATAATGGTGAATTATCTAATATTTTAATATCAAATGTAGTTAATAATGGATCTCCAAAAATAAAATCATTTCTAAAATTTTTTGTATTTTCATCATTTATTATTTCATGACCATAAAAATCTTTAGTATTATTAGGTATTATTTCAACTTTTTCTGTATTATAGAAAATTTTATCATTTTCAATATGTTTTCTTTTTCTATCTCTTAATGAATCAGATTTTTTATCTTTATAAGTTGTAGATTTATTTTCTATTTTATATTCATAAATATTTATATTCTCTCTTAATTCATGTTTTTCTTCCATTATTTATATTATTTTTTTAAATAAAAATTTTTAGTTAATTCGTTTAATTTTTCTTTATCATATTCAATATTTATATCTCTTTTTACCATTGTTATTTCTTGTTTCATTTGTTTTTTAATATAAATATAATTAATAGATGTAATTAACCAACTACCAGATAATTTATCATTTATTTTATATGAATCTGTTTTATTAATTGTTTCATCTAAATAAATATCATGATTGAATGTTTCTAATTCATAAATAATTAGTTCTACATGTTGCATTCTATATATACTCATATTAGCTAAAGGTAAAACAATATTAATTTTTAATTTTTGTAAAAATTTTAAATTAATATCATTTTGTTTATTTGCTATTAAATAATTTAAATGAACATTATCATTATCCATTTTACCAAGATAATATTTTTTAACATTCAAATTAGAATCTAAAGTTTTTAAATTATTTTTATAAATATCATTAATACTATTAAGTATATTAATTTCATTATTTATTAATCTATTTTCAGTTTTATTATAAAAATATACTTTGGATTTATAACCAATATCCATATTAACATGTCTAGAATTATTTAATATAACATATTTTTCTACATATAAATTTGATAATATCATATTCGGATGATTTGTTAATAATAATGGTGTTGTTTTCTCATTATTATTATTTTTATCAAAATAATTTTCCCATAATGTTAATTCATCTAAAGTATTTTGTTGTAATTGTTGTTCTATATCAATATAATTTAAACGATTAAAAAAATCAATAAATGAAATCATAAAACTATTATCACCATTATATGAATTTAATGTTATATCTGATATAAATTGAGATATATAATTACCAGGATTTATCCATGTCATTTCATCATTAGTATCATTAATGTTTGTTAAAAATCCTAGTTTCATATCATTAGCTATATTTTTTAAAACATTAAAACTACTACCTTTATATGCTACATTTTCTGTTCTATCTTCAATATTTAATATACCATATAATGTAAATACTGAATCATTTGTTTGAAAATCACTAATAACAAAATCTAATCTAATTGGTTCTATTTTAGGATTTGTTGATCTTTTTAAAAAAGATAATATTGTATTATCATCTGGAAACATTTGATTACCAATAAATCCAGACGGGTCTCTAAATATTATCTCAATTGTTGGTAATAAATGAACACTTTTTAATTTCATACTAATTAAATAATTAATATCTATTATAAAACCACCTTTTAAATTTCCTCTATTATTCAAATATAAAAACATAGGTCGACCAATATAATCAGCCCACTCACTTATTGATATATCTGTTCTATCTTTAAGATATTTAATATAAATTTCTTTAAATTCAATAGATGAATTTTCATATGTTAAATTTTTATATAACATTATTTTAATTTATTATTAATTTTTATTTCATGTGTTTGATTATCTATTATAACTGATTTATAATCACCTTTTGCATATGTTGGTAAATTTATTTCAGTTTTATTAATATCATTATCATAATTATAATTATCTCTAATTATTTTTATATTATCAATATAATAAATAATATCACCAGATTTAATTGAATATGGATCAATAATACCATTGAAATATAATAATTCATCAATATAATCATTATTACCATATATATCTATACAAATTAAATCTATTCTCATTTCACGTTGATTATCAACAATATACGATTTAATATTAGAATCATCAGTTATTTTTAACATTGGGTTAAATATATCATATAAATTATTATTATTTTTATTTCTTTTTACATTTTCTAATGTATAATATTTCATTTTATTATTATTTTTTATTTATGCACCACTTATTGCATCTACATCACCAGTATTTGATGAATTATTATAATTTCTTTCATAATTAATATTTAATATTTCTAATAATTCACTTCTTCCTAACGGTCTACCAAAATCTATATTAAATGATACTTTAAAATTTGTTGGCATATCATTAAAATTAAATTCATTACCAAATTTTATATTACCTTGATCAACAACTACATTACCAATTGACAATATAGGATTTAATGGATTACCTACTGTAACATGCCATGGTGTTGTTGGTAATCCTGTTGTTAATGCTAAAGATGATTTTAAATCCCATCTAAATCGTTTAATCGATAAATCTAATGTATTTTTTATCATTTCAGTTATTTTAGTTTTATCATATATTTTTTTATCTGTATCTGTAGTATCTGAAGGATTTTTAAGACCAAACATATTTTTTGATGTTTCTACAAAACTTTTTATAATAGACTTAATTCCAGAAATCCAATCATTCATTGAACCACCTTGATTTGAATAAATTGAGTTTGTTAAATCATTTAATGTTTTATCACTCTTTAATACAAATTTCATATCAGATATACCCATTCGTATAATATTATTTAATATTGTCATCATTGCTATACCAGAATCAATACCTCCTATATATTTTTGTTCATATTTTGAATTAAATGATAATTTTATATCTGAACTAATACTACCATTTAAATCTCTTGTTTTTGATGATCTTAATACATCTGGATCACCAACAGGCATCCAATTTTTACCATTTTTATCAAAATTACCAATACCTGCACCTTGCAACATTTGATATAAAAAACCTTGTGACCAAGCAGGTAATGAACTTATATGATTAATGTTCATCCCAGTATTATTTTTTACTACATCTGATATTACTTCCCAGAAAAATCTATTTTGATCAATCCATTTTTCAGAAAAAGACATACTAAACATATCATCATCATCTGGTGTAATCCATGATACAAGTGTTGATATTGGTTTTGCATCAATATCATTTAAATCATTTTTTACCATAACATTTTCATCAAAACGTCTTAATATTATTAAACGATTAACTGGATATACACCTAAATCTACTAAATATGCAAAATCAGAATAATTTAATTCCATAGATTTTAATCCATTCAATTTATTTATTATTTCTAAATATGGATTATTATCATTGTTATCATTAAAATATGAACCATTAATTATGTGATTTTTTACATTATCTTTATTTAATTTTTGATATCTCTCACCAAACTTATCCGTTTTTATAGACATTTTTGGTGGTTTATTAAATAAAAAACTCATTTCATCATGCATTATATAAATACTTTTTTATTTATATATTAAAAAAGGTATTATATAATTAATTAATAATCTTTAATTATTTGAGAATAATCAAAAATATCTAAATTATTTAATATTATTTTTAAATTTTCATCATTTTTACCAAAATCATCAAAAAATATTAAAATATTAAAATTAATACTATCATCAATATATGATTTCATATTAATTATTTCATTCATTGAAAAAAAATTATTTGAAAAATTTGGAATATAATAAATATCTTTATTTTTTTTTAATGATTGTATAATTTTTGTATAAATTAATAAATTAAAATAATCTTTATATTTATCAATATTATTAATTTGATTTTCTTCAATTTGACCTTTTATATCAATTATAACTTTATTTTTAATTTTATTTACTTTAACATATTTGTCAAATTTTTTTTTGACTTTACAAAAAACTATATAAAAATCCATATATACTATTTTATATTTTTTCTATATATATAGAAATAATATAGTTCAAAAAAATAAAATTAAAACTTTTATTTTTTAAAAATATAAAATTAAAAAAAGAAAAATAAAAATGGCGAAAAAAAAAGTAAAAGAAAATTTTAATTTTTCTAAAATATCAAATGTAATTGATAGTTTATCAAAAAAATCTATGATAACAATAGAAAATTTAGATAATGATAGAGGGTATATATCTACAGGCATTCATATTTTAGATGCATTATTATCTAAAAGTATTTTAAATGGAGGAATACCAAAAAATAGAATAACAATATTTGCTGGTCCACCACAAACTGGAAAATCATATATTACATTAAGTATTGCTAGAAATGCACAAAAACAAAATTATAATATTATTTACATTGATACTGAATTTGCAATTGAAAAAGGTGATTTTGATATGTTTGGTATAAATGTAAGTGATCCAAGTAAATTTATGTTATTGAGATCAAATAAAGTTGAAAATATAAAAGTATTTTTAACCCAATTATTAAATGAACTTAAAGAACAAAAAAAGAAAGGAATTGATGTTAGTAAAACAATTATATTATTAGATAGTATTGGTCAATTAGCATCAGTTAAAGAAATAGAAGATGCATTAAGTGGAAAAAATAAAGTAGATATGAGTAGAGCAAAAGCTATTAAATCTTTATTTAGAATTATTAGTTCAGATATGGGATATTTAAATATACCTATGGTTGCAACAAATCACATATATATGACTCAAGATTTATTTCCAAAAGCTGTTCAAAGCGGAGGTGAAGGTATTAATTATTCCGCATCAATTATAGTTTATTTATCAATAGCTAAATTAAAAACAGGAAAAGAAGATGATTTAGATTTAGGTCAATCTGGTGTAATAGTAACTGCAAAATCAAGAAAAAATAGATTAGCTAAACCCAAAAAAATTAAATTTGAAATAGATCATTCAAAAGGTGTTAATCCATATAAAGGGTTAGAATTTTTTTGTACTCCTGAAAATTTTAATAAAATTGGAATTGCAAAAGTTAAAAAAAACATTGATAAAAAAACAAAAGAAGTAACTTATGATGAAGGTGGCACTAGATATTATATTAAACATTTAGATAAATATTTATTTGAAAAAAATATATTTAATTCAAAAGTATTTAATGAAGAAGTTTTAAAAAATATGGAACCAATAATTTTTAATTATTTTAAATATTCATCATTTGATGAGTATCAAAAAGAATTAGAAAAATTAGATGAGGAATATTCTAAATTTGAAAATAATGATAATGATATTGTTGATATTGATGATTTAGACGATAATCTATTTGATTAAAAAAATAAAAAAGTTATTTATGCCTGAGGTAATGAATGTAAATATGGAAAAAAATTTTTTTACTTATATTTTAGAAAATCATAATCAATATTCTAAAGTAGAACCATATTTTTTTAAAAATGATAATATACAATTTATATACACAATAGTAAGAGATGAATATTTAAGAACTAAAAAAAAACCTAGTCTACAACAAATTATTGATATGGTCAAATTAAATGACCCTGATAATAAAATATCAAATGATATTATTAAAATAATATTAAAAAATAATATATCAGATAAAAAAGAATGGTTAGAAACTAGATTTAGAGCATGGAAATTATCTAATATTGTTAGAAATAATACATCAAGAACAATTGAAGAATTAAGATCTTTAGAAGATATTGATTTAGAAAATGTTAAAAGTGTTGTTGCTAAAATACGAAATTTATATAATGAAATACCATTATTAGATGATGATAATGATGATATTGGTGATGATTTTGATGATCCAGAAAACCATAAACAAGAAATATCAAAATATAAAATACCAACAGGTTGGTCTAATATTGATAAAATATTATCAGGTGGTTGGGATTTATCAACATTTAATGTTCTAATGGGAGAAACAAATGTTGGAAAAAGTATGTGGTTACATAATATTGGTGTAAATTCAGCCGAACAAGGTAAAGTTGTTGTTGTTATAACATTAGAAATGACTAGTCGAAAAGTTATGAAAAGAATGGGTTCAATGAGATTAAAAATTGATATCAATCAATATGATGAATTAAGTAAAGATCCAACTTTTATAAAAACAAAAATAAATCAAGTAAAAAACAAAAATAATGGTATGTTTAATACTAACAAACCAGGTAAAATATTTGTTAAAAAATTCAATACAGGTGATTGTAGTGTAATTGATATAGATAATTATATAAATAAATTACAAGAAGTTAAAAATATACATGTTGATATGGTATTAGTTGATTATATTAATATTATGACAGTTGATTCATCAAGTAAAGATATAAGAAATAATTTATATTTAAAAGGAAAACATTTAGCAGAAGGATTAAGATATTTAGCAGATAAGTATAATACTGTAGTTATAACAGCAACTCAATTAGATAGAGCAGTTTGGGGGGCAAATGATGTTAAATTAAATGATATACCAGAATCAAAAGCTATTGCTGAAACAGCAGATTCTGTCTGGGCAATTATTAGAACTCCTTCAATGAAAAAAGAAAATAAATATAGATTAAAAATTTTAAAACTTAGAGATGGTGAACATAAAGAAGAACAAGTTAGATTTGATTTTAATACTAAATATTTAACAATTGAAAATGATATTTTAGAAGGTACAGTTTAAAAAAAATATTTTATAATGATAAAAAAAAATGAAAAAAAATTAAAAAATATCAATACGGATAATAATGATAATATTGACATAAATGTAAACACAGATATTAATACTGATATTAATACTGATAATAATAATATTGATAATAATATTGATATAAATGCAGATACAGATATAGATACAGATATAGATATTGATAAACAAGACATTTCTAATATAGTAGGTGTTAATGATGATGATAATATAACAGATGATAGTGATGAAACTGTTTATTTTAAATTTAATACAACTAAACATAAATTAGAAGGAAAACATAAATTAAAAAGAGATACTATTTTTTATGGTAAATTAAATGAAGATGAAACAGATGACTATTTACAACAATCAAATAGTGATTATTTTAATAAAGATTTTCCAATTGAAAGAGGATCTCAATATGAAATGGAATCAAGACATTTTGAAGATGCAGAAAATCAACGTAATTTAAAAAAACGAATTTATAAATTATTAAAAAATAATACAGATTTAGATTTTAATGCAAATAGAAGAAAACCAAATAAACAAGCATTTAATTCATATTATGAAATGATCATAAAAGAATTAGGAAATCAATATACAAAATCAGAAATGTTTGTTGAATTATCTTATTATTTTACTGATCATATATTTAATATGTACAAACTATTATATCCAATACATGCTACAAATATAATAATAGAATTAAAAGATAAGGGATATTTAAATGAATTAGATAATATGAAATTTATATAAACAAATTATAATAAAAAACCTATATAAAAAAAATAATAGATAAAAAATGGCTTACAATCGAAAAGAAGTTTATAAAGAAACATTAAAATATTTTAATGGTGATAATTTAGCAACTGATGTTTGGATTAATAAATACGCATTAAAAGATTCTGATGAAAAAATATATGAATTAACACCAGATGACATGCATAAAAGATTATCTAAAGAATTATATAGAATTGAAAAAAAATATAATAATCCATTAACTGAAAATGAAATATATAATTTAATTAAAGATTTTAAATATATTATACCACAAGGTAGTCCAATGGCTGGAATTGGTAATTATAAACAAGCAGTATCATTATCTAATTGTTTTGTAATTGGAAATAATGATGATTCATATGGTGGTATTTTTCAAATAGATCAAGAACAAGCACAATTAATGAAAAGAAGAGGTGGTGTTGGTCATGATTTATCTCATATTAGACCTAAAGGTTCACCAGTAAAAAATTCAGCATTATCATCTACAGGCATTGTTCCATTTATGGAAAGATATTCAAATACAACTCGAGAAGTAGCACAAGATGGTAGACGAGGGGCATTAATGTTAACTGTTTCAATAAAACATCCAGATAGTGAAGATTTTATAAATGCTAAAGTAGATACTACTAAAATTACAGGAGCAAATATTTCTGTTAAAATTAATGATGATTTTATGAAATCTATTGAAAATAATACAGAATATATTCAACAATTTCCAATAAATTCAAAAAAACCAAAATATATAAAATCTATCAATCCTAATACTATATGGGATAAAATTATTTATAATGCTTGGAAATCAGCAGAACCTGGTGTATTATTTTGGGATACAATTATAAATGAATCAGTTGCTGATTTATATGCTGATAATGGATTTAAAACAGTTAGTACTAATCCATGTGGTGAAATAACATTATGTCCATATGATAGTTGTAGATTATTGGCATTAAATTTATATAGTTTTGTTGATTATCCATTTACAAAAAAATCAAAATTTAATTTTGATAAATTTAGAAAATATGTAAGATATGCACAAAAATTTATGGATGATATTGTAGATTTAGAACAAGAAAAAATAGAAAAAATATTAAATAAAATTAAAAATGATCCTGAAAGTGATATTGTTAAATTAACTGAAAAAAAATTATGGGAAAAAATATATAATAAAACTGTTGAAGGTAGAAGAACAGGATTAGGTATTACAGCAGAAGGTGATATGTTAGCTGCATTAGGACTTAAATATGGAACAAAAAAGGCAACTGATTTTTCAACTTTAGTACATAAAGAATTAGCAATAAATGCATATATGTCATCTATTGATTTAGCAAAAGAAAGGGGATCATTTGGTGTATTTGATATTGAAAAAGAATTTATTAATAATAAATTTAAAAATCCATTTTTATCAAGAATTTTTGATAATTTATCAGATGAATATTTAAATAAATATAAAAAATATGGAAGAAGAAATATATCATGTTTAACTATAGCTCCAACTGGTAGTTTATCAATAATGACACAAACATCATCTGGTATTGAACCAGTATTTTTAACTGCATATAAAAGAAGAAGAAAAATTAATCCAAATGATAAAGATTCTAAATCTCATTTTATAGATGAAAATGGTGATCATTGGGAAGAATATACAGTATTACATCATAAATTTAAAGAATGGTTAAAAATTAATAATTATAATATTGATGATTTTTCAAAATTAAAACCTACAGATATGGATGAAATTATAAAAAAATCACCATATTATCAATCTACATCTGCTGATATAGATTGGGTTGAAAAAGTTAAAATGCAAGGTTCAATACAAAAATGGGTTGATCATTCAATTTCTGTTACTATAAATTTACCGTCTGATGCAACTATTGAAACAGTTGATAAATTATATAAAACAGCATGGAAACATGGATGTAAAGGTGTAACTGTATATAGAGATGGTAGTAGATCAGGTGTTATGATAAAACATGATGGAGAAGAAAAAACCATTAATGATTATATAAAAGAAAATAATGCACCTAAAAGACCAAAAACACTTGAATGTGAAGTAGTTAGATTTGTAAATAATAAAGAAAAATGGATTGGTTTTTTAGGTATATATGAAACAGATGATTATAAATTTCCATATGAATTATTTACTGGATTATTAGAATCATTTCCAATACCAAATCATGTTGAAAAAGGTTGGATTGTTAAAAATAAAAATAAAAAAACAAATAAAACACAATATGATTTTATTTATTTAGATAAAGATAATTATGAAGTTATTATGACAGGTCTTGGTAGAGCATTTAATAGAGAATTTTGGAATACTAGTAAAATGATTTCAGCATTATTAAGACATAAAATACATTTACCAACAATTATGAATTTAGTTGATTCTTTAAAAATAAATGGAAAAGATGAAGATAATTACCCATTATTTGGTACTTGGCAAGCTGGTGTTAAAAGAATATTAAAGAAATATTTAAAAAATGTTGTAACTGATGAAACATGTCCAATTTGTGGATCAACAAATATTGTTAGATTAGAAGGTTGTTTAACATGTATGGATTGTCAATGGTCAAAATGTTCTTCTTAAAATAATTTATTTAAATGAAATATTTAGGATCAAAAAATAGAATATCTAAATATATTCTACCAATTATATTAAAAAATAGAAAAAAAGATCAATGGTATGTTGAACCATTTGCTGGTGGTATGAATTTAATAGATAAAGTAGATGGAAAAAGAATTGCAAATGATAATAATAAATATTTAATAGAAATGTGGAAAGGTCTAATAAAAAATAAAGATAGGCCATATACAATATCTAGAGATTTATATAATAAAGCACGAAATGAATACAATAAAAAAACAAATAATTATTTTGATGACTTTATGATTGGCTGGATAGGTTGGATGGGTAGTTATAATGGTAAATTTTTTGATGGTGGATATTCAGGTCATAATGTTAATAATAGAGATTATATATCAGAACAAATAAAAAATACAGAAAAACAAATAAAATTATTAAAAGATGTTGTATTTTTAAATAAAGATTACAAAAAAATTTTTATACCTTATAAATCAATTATTTATTGTGATATCCCATATCAGAATAAAACACAATATAAAACATCGAAAAATTTTAATTATGATGAATTTTGGAATTGGTGTCGAAATAAAACAAATGATGGACATTATATTTATATATCAGAATATAATGCACCATCTGATTTTATATCTATTTGGGAAAAAAAAATCACTAATTCATTAAATACAAATAAAACTTATAGACCAGTCGAAAAATTATTTATTTATAAAAATAAATTATAATTATGAAATTTAAAATAAAACAAGGAAACCATTACACAAATAAAAGATGGTGGATTAGATTAAATAGAAAAAATAGATTTAAAAAAATAGCATATTCAGTTGTTTTAAGTTCTAATTGGTATTATAATGATAATATAATATCATATTCTGGTTGGAATAAAATATTTGGATTTGGTGCAATAAATCATCATAATATTTCAGCTCGATTAGTTTGCAAACCAGATAAAGAAAATAAAGATAGATTAATAATTGCTTCTTATGTATATAAAAATGGTGAATGGTTTGATAATATTTTTAGTTATACATATACAGAAAATGCAAAATCTATGGCAATTAGAGTTATTGAAAATGATGATATAACTAAACGAGGTTATAAATTTTATTGTGGTAATGATTCAATTTTTATACAACATGATAATCCAAGATATGAAAAAAAATTATGGCCTTATTTCGGTGGTTGGGATAGATCATATAAAGATATTTTTGTAACCTTAAAAAAAATTACCGATATTAAATGGTAATTAAGTTGAATCATATATCTTATATATTGTATTTAATTCATTTAATAATGTATCATTAATTGTATTTTTAATAATATTTCTAATATTAAAATCATATGTTATATTTTTAATTTTATTATTATCATTACTATTATTACTATTCTTTTTGATCAAATATTTTACTTTAATATTATTATTATTAATAAATAAATTAAATTTATTTATATTTTCTTTATTATTTAATATATTCTCTTTTATTATTATTTCTATTTTATCCTTTTTATTGATATTTATTTTATTTAAATCACTAATATCAAATATATCATATGATATAAAATTAGGACTATATTTATTTTTTACTAATTTAAATTTTTTTTTAATTGTATCTATTATTAATAATCCATTCTTATTTTTAAAATCATTTACATTAATATAATTATTATTTAATTGATATGGACTACCGATATTTATTATATTATCGATAATATCATTATTATTAAAATATGTACAAATAGATATATCAAAATTTTTTAAAAATAATTTATATGATTCATTTATTAAAAAATTAGAATTAAATATTATAATTGGTTTAATATTTTTAATATCTAATAAATTTAATTTATTAGATATTAATATAACATTATTATTTATAATTTTTGAATTATCAATAATAAAAATATTTTTTAATCGATTTAAAATTGTTGTTGAATATTTATCATTTAATGAATTAATTACATATATTGGTAATATTTTAGATATTTTATCAAAAATATCTAAAACATTATTTATTAAATTAAAATCAGCATGTATTTTATTATAAAATAAATTACCACCATGTACAAATATATCTCCTTTTTTTGATTTTTGTTTTAAAAATGGTATAAGTATATCATAAAAATATGATATTTGATACTTTGTCATATTTTTATAACCGAATAAAGTATTTGATATTAAAAATATTTTCATATTATACTGTTGTTTCTAATACTATCATTAAATCTGATATATTATCAGATACTAATATATAATTTTCAAATAAATAAACTATACTATCATTATCAAAAGTAATAGAATTAAAATATTTTTTAGGAAATGATACAGTAATATTATCATAATTAACATTATCTATTTTTAAATCCCATTTATTATCACCAATAAATATATCATTATTATATACTTTAATTGATAAAATATCATTAATAATATCAATAGTAGATAATCTTTTTATTTTTTTAAAATTTTCTTTATTTAATTTAAAATTAAATAAAGACTTTTTTTTATCTGTTAAATAATCAATATCATCTTTAGTAATTTCTTTACTCATCATTAACGGATCACCACATATTTCTTTTATTTTTAAAATATCATTCATTAAATGAATATAATTTGCATTCATATCACTTTCATCAAAAGAAATTTTTAATTTAATATCATTATTTAAATCAATAAAATTTTGTGCATTTCTATTAAATTTTTTACCGTCTTTAATAACAATTGATATATTTTTATCAATTGTTCTTTTTTTATAAAAAATATCATTAGTATTTAATGTAACTGTTTTAAATGCATGAATATCATTTATATCTTTACCCACAAATGAATAAAATATAATATTTATATCATTTAATATAATTATAATTGTTGAATTAATTAAGGATAATTCTTTAATTACTGTTATAAATTTTTTAAATTGTTCAATATTAGACGTTAAACTTATTATTTTGTCTGTCATTAATTAATATGATTTTTATATTTTAATAAAATAAAAATATAAAGTTTAATATTTTTTAATAATACCACATTACATAATGATGATATATATGTATACCACTGATTTTTCTATGATTATAAATATAATCTTGTTCGATAATATTATTATCTAAATATACTTTATAAATTAAACCTACTTCTGATCCACATGCATATGTAATATAATCTAAATTATTATAAATAACATCTTTTTTATTAATATTAAATGTAGTATCAATAAAACCAACACCATCTAATAATATTTCATCATATAAATTACCTTTATCATTAATGGTTAATTCCGCTGATTCTGGTGATATAATTTCAGTATAAAATCTAATAAACCAATTTTTAATTATTGGATTAAATATTATATTATAATTATATTTATTTATTTCAATTTTATCACTTCTATATAAAGAAAAATAATTAATCATTACATCATTTCTAAATACTTTTAATGATGTTTGAATATTATTTAAATTTTTTATAAAATTTAAATTAATATTTAATATTTCATTATTTTTTAAATAAAAATCTTCACTTAATAAATAAAATTTTGATGATGAAACATAAACAGTATCAAATTTTATTATATTATCATTAATTAATAATAATTGAATAGAATTTGTTCTATCCCATATTTCAATATGATATTTTGATTTTGGAATATTTACAATATTTTTTTTACAAGAAAAAAACAGAAATACAACAGAAATTAATAATATTATTTTTTTCATTTTACATATTTTTTACAAAGATAATAAAAAATTAATAATATTATTATTAAATAAAAAAATTATTTAAAAAAATTTAATATTTGAATTTTCAAATAATTATAATAATCTTTATCATTAGTAATTGGTCCAAAATCTCTAAAAAATACACCTTCATATAATTTATATTTTTTATCATTTTTAGAAAAAACAATATTCTCTAATCGTTTTTCAATTGTTTTGCCATTTATAATAGTATTTGTTAATTCATTATCAAATGAAAATTGAATATTTCTTTTATTTGATAATTCAAATATTAAATTTTTTATATAAATATTATTTATTTCTCTCATTTATCTCATTTTTTTAAAAAAAAACTCTTGAATTATATATTCAAGAGTTTTTTATATAGTAATATTTAAAATTGTTTTTTTTTAATTAAATAAAATATAAATCATAGCAACAATAACTATTATTATCACTATTTCAAGAAAACTAATAATTATTTTTTCTAAAATGTTCATTTTAAATTGTTTTTTTAATTAAATTATTATTTCAAGAAAACTAATAATTATATATTTCCATTTTTATTAGATAATAATATATTATTATTTAATACCTCATCTTTATAATATTCATCAAAACCATCTAACATACTAGATATTGTATTATTATTATCTAATCCAATTATTTCATCAATTAAACCAAATTCTAATGCTTCATCTGAATTAAACCATCTATCAAATCTTGATAATACATAAACATCTTCAAATGATTTTCCTGTATTTTCAGCTAATTTTTTAAATAAAATATAATTATATTTTTCTGCTTCTAATTGACTAATTCTAGTATCTTGAATATTACCGCTAGTACCATGTGATACCATATGTGTCATTACTTTAGAATAAATTAATGAACTTCTTTTTCCCTTTGTTCCAGATGATAATAATACAGAACCCATTGATGCACACATACCCAGATTAATTGTAGCAATATCAGGTTTAACATAATTCATAACATCAATAATACTTAAACCAGCCATTACTGAACCACCTGGTGTATCTAAATGAATGGTAATATCTCTATCATCGTTTACACTGTTTAAATACATTAATTGTGCTTGAACAACAGATGATGTTCTATTTGTAATTGGACCAGAAATCCAAATTATTCTATCCATCATCATTCTATCAAAAACAGACATTAATGAAACTCTCATTTTTCTTTCTTCTAAAATCATTGGTGTCATTGATGCATTTACCTGTGATGATATAACATCATCAACTAATGTTGTATTTAACCCAATATGTTTAGTTGCATATTTTTTAAAATCTTTTTCCATGTTTTATTTATTTTTAATAATTATTTACCTTGACCAATGTATTTTTTTTTATAATTTTTTGAATTTTTTAATTTGGATTCTTTTGTTTTAGCATGAACACCTTTTCTTTTCTTTTTAAAATCTTTCATTTATTAATAATTTTTTATTTAATTTAAATATACATATAATATTTTTATTATAAAAATTATATTGTTAAATATTTAAAATTTTGTTTATAATTAATATTTTTAAGTACTTCTATTAATAATTTTATTACCATTTTAACATCATCTATACTAGCTGTTTCAACTGTTGTGTGCATATATTTTAATGGTATAGAAATTAAAGCACTTGGTATACCACTATTAGCAAATGCAAATGATTCTGTATCTGTACCAGTTGAATTACCTGATATTTTTCTTTGATATTTTATACCATTTTTGATAGATACATTTTCAATTAATTCAATTAATTTTTGTTGAATAGTTGGACCAAATGTAAATACAGGACCATTTCCACATTTAATATCACCACTTTTTATTTTATTCATCATTGGTATTGTAGTATCATGTGTTACATCAATAACAATTGCAACATTAGGTTTAATTGTATTTGCAATTATTTTTGCTCCTTTTAAACCAACTTCTTCTTGAACAGAATTAACAATATATAAACCAAATGGTAATTTTATAGATTTATTTTTTATTTTTTTAACAATTTGACTTAATATATAACCACCTAATTTATTATCTAATGCTTTACCATTATAATATTTATTATTTAAAATATTAAATTTATCTGGATATGTAACTAAACAACCAACATAAATTCCCATATCATTAACTTCTTTTTTACTAGTTGCTCCAATATCTATAAAAATATTATCTATATTTGGTTGATTATCAGTTTTTTTTCTAACATGTACAGCAGGCCACCCAAAAAATCCATCAACTATACCAGTTTTAGTATGAATATTTATTTTTTTTGATAATGATATTTGATGATCCGATCCACCATTTTTTGCAACATAAATATATCCTTTATCTGATATATATTTAACACGATATGACACTTCATCTACATGAGCTTCTATTACAACTTTATAATCAGATTCGGGATTTATTACACCAACTGCTGTACCATAATCATCAATTATAATTTTATCAACATATTTTTTAATATAATTAATCCATATTTGTTGAGATTCATTTTCATATCCCGATGGTGATGCACTATTTAAATAATTAAATAAAAATTTTTTCATATAATATAATATTTATTGTAATTCATAATCATCTAATGTTTCAATAATTAAATATATTGAATAGCTTAAAATCATACCTACTATAATTGGTAATGTTAATATATAAATATTAATATCTTTATTAAGAACCAAATATTCATAAGATATATATAATAAAAATAAACATGATATTAATATCAATATATTATAAATTAATTTTTTATTAGAAAATTTATTAAAATCCATATCCTCTTTTTAAATTAAACTATAACGAATATAATTATTTAATTTTATAATAAAAAATATTTTATATTTTATAATCATATTTTAATTTTAATAACATATATTCTGTTATTAAATCATATTTTTTAATTGTATCAATATCACCTAAACTAATTTTTATTAATTGATAATTATTATTTGGTGGTATTTGTTTAAAATCATTATAATTTAATTCTAATAATGAAATATAATATCGACCTGCATCTTGTTCATTTTTGAATAATACATTATCAATATTAATTGAATAATTTTGTCGTAATACAATACCACATGTTTTCAATAATATTTTTTTTATTGATTCTTCTATTATATCTATATCATTTTTATCATCTGTAATTACTTTAATAAAATTTACAGTATTATTATCATTCATATTAAATGCAGCAACATTATTATAAGATAATAATATATACCCTTCATCTTTTAAATATGGTAAAATAACTATTTTATCTTTACTTGATATTATATTTTCATTTTTATAATTAATAATTTTTATATTATCATTATTATTAATAATATTTTGATCTTTTTTATATTTATCTAATTTTGAAAATTTTTTCATTTTTATTTATTTTTTTGATGAATAGGAAATTTATTATTATCCTGACTATTATCCACTGTATTTCTAAAATTTTTAAAATCATTAAATGTTGATTTACGAACTAAATTTTGAAGTTCATCTGATGTTACATAATAATCATTATCAAATGTTATTATATTATTTTTATTATTATTATTTGTTTTTGGTAAATTTATTTTCATAATAGGTGTTAATAATTTAGTTAACCATGTAATTGATGTTTTTTTTAATTTTTTAAAATCTTCATCATTTATATCATTTTTATTATCATCATTATTAACATCAGTATTATCACTATTATTATTTTCATCGTTAATATCACCATTATTAACTTGATCATCTTCAAATAATTTAAAATTTAATATTTTTTTCATATTTTTTATTTTTTTTATATTTTTGAAAGCCAATTTTTCTTTTTTTGTGTTTTTATTTTAATATTTGATATTTTATATAAACCAGGCATTAATACATTATTAATATAATTATCTATTTTTTTATTAAAAGTTTTTTCATCATATGACATTAATTTAATTAAATTCTTATCAGAATTTTTAAATATTTCTTGAAAATAAGTTGGATTTATTTTTTCAGTTTTTTTTATACCATCTATAGCTGCATATAATCCAGTTATATATTCTTTTAAAACATTTTTTATTTCATTTGATGTTGTTGTTTTATTAATTTCTTTTGATATACTTCTACCTGTAATTTGAATATATGTTTTTAAACTTTTTATTAAATCTTCTGGATTATTATTTTTTTTAATCTCTTTTGTAAAATCATTTAATGGTTTAGATATAAATTCTTTTAAATTTTTAAATAAAAAATTTAAAAAATTTGTGAATATATTTTCATTAATATAATTATTATAATTTTTCATAATTTTTATTCTATTTATATTACTATATATATTTTTATAAATACCAATTTTAAAAAAAATATAGAATTTTTTTTTTATATATATGAATAAGAAACTTATTTATATTTATATATAAATTATAAAAAAAAAATAAAAAATTATGCCTATAGCACATTTTACAAATTTAGATTCAACTCAAACAAATTATTTACCTTTATATAAAAATTTATATGAAGTAAAATTTGATTTACCACCAGTATTACATGATGCTGTTGGTTTAGTAAGTAATACAAATACACTTTTATTAGAAAATGCAGTAAGTGTAACATTACCAACATATCCTGAATTATCAAGTGTATCACAAAGATTTAAATATTCAACAAGATTATATGCATCAATGCCAGAAACTACATCATTAACAGATGTTAAAATAGATTTTAATTTATTTCATAATACAGATGGACACAAAATGGATGTTTTTAGAGCTTTAAAAGGATGGTATGATTTATCATGGAATAATGAAACAGGTGAATTAAATTATAAAGAAGATACAAGAGGAACAATTACAGTAGATATGCATGATAAAAATGGTATTATATTAAGAAGAATTATATATCATAATGCAGTTTGTAATAACATAAGTGGATTTGATGGTGATTTATCATGGGACAGTAGTTCATCACCAATTGGACCAATATCAGCAAATTTCTTAGTAGATTATTGGCAAGATTTTTATTATTAATATTTTATTAATAAAAAAGAGATAATAAATTATCTCTTTTTTTATATATAATTAAAAATATTTATCATAATGCAAATATCATATAATAATTTTATTTTAAATGAAAAATTAGGAATTAATGAAGATGTTATTAAAATATCTGAAATTATATTTAAAAATATTAGACAAGGATTAACAAAAATAAAATTACCTGAAAATAAATTAAATATAAAAGAAATAATTATAAATTATACTGATAGTATATCAATTATGGGACATAATATAAGTGATTCAACAGAAAATAAAATTATTATAAATATAAATCCATATATTAAAATAAATTTAGGTATGATATATCATGAGATGAATCATATATTGCAATTTATAAAAATAGGAAAAAATAAATCAAAAGAGAAATTAAATCCATTAATGTCAATGGAGTTAACAATGTTTAATAATGATTTTCAAATAAAAATTTTAAAAGATTTTATAAATTTTATTTATTATTTACAAAAAGATGAAATAGATTCATATATTTATAATTCATATTATGAAATTAAAAAATTTATAAAAGAAAATAATATAGATATTAAAAATATTAATAATATATTTCCAATTTTAATAAAAAATACATTAGGGTATAAAATATTAACAGCATTAAAATTATATAATGTTGATAATTTAAAGCAATTAGATAATGATATTTTAATAAGATTTATTAATACAATTAATAAAAATAAAGATTTAATTCTAAAATATAAATTAGAAAACATTGAAAATGCAATAGATATTATAAAAAAAGGATTATTGCCACAAGATTATAAAATATTAAATATTGATGATTTTTTAAAAAAGGTGAAAATTAAACAAAAAAATTCAATAAAATATTTTGAAAAAAAATTATTTAAATTAAATCATTTGATAAAATATGAAAATGACCCAACTATATAAAATATATAAAATAAAAAAAATATATTTATGTCAAATGAAAAAAAACAAGATGATATTTTAAGTAAATTTATTGAAAATGAAACAAAATCTAATTTACCAAATAATAATACAAAATTAGATGATAATAATGATAATAATTTACCAAAAGATTATACAAAATCATCTGAAAATTATGTTTATGGTAGAGAATATTTCTCTATTGATACTAATTTATTACCAACAGGTATTTTTTATAAACCAGGCACTAAAATTAGTATTAGAGCAGCATCTGTTGCTGATGTTCAAGAATATTCTGTTGTTGATGATTCTAATATAATGGATGTTACAGAAAAAATGAATTTAATTTTATCAAGATGTGTAAGATACACACATCCGAATGGTTTAACTGGAACATACAAAGATATTAAAGATAGTGATAGATTAGTATTAATATTTATGATTAGAGAATTAACATTTCAAAAAGGTAATAATTTAGCTAAAGATGTAACATGTAAATATTGTAATCATGATTTTAAAATAGAATTTAGATCAACACATAGTCAAACCCATCACAAAACTTTTGTTTATTATGAATTAGATGATGAATTAAAAGATTTTTTAAATCCAGTTACAAATACAATTGATATTGAAATTAATAATAAATTATGGAAATTATCACCACCAACAATTGGTTTACAAGAAATATTTTTTAGTAATATTAAAAATAAAGTACAAGAAGATAATAATCCAAATATATCGTTTTTAAAAATTATACCATTTACATTGTGGAATATGAATAAAATTAGTGAAGATGGAATAAAAGCAAAAGAAAAAGAATTTAAATCAATGGATATGGAAACATTTCAAACATTGAATTATATTGTAGATAAAATGAAATTTGGTATTAAAGAATTAACAGATAAATGTCCAGTCTGTGGCGGGGAGGTCCACAGTGATATGTCCTTTCCCAGAGGAGCATCAAATATTTTCATTATTCCAAGAAAACTTGACAAATTTAAGAAAAAATAAATTAGAGTTTATGATACAGGCCAATCAACAAACAACAACAATTGATACATGGCCATATTATGAATTTGAAGATTATATTAAAATATTAAATGATAGAAATGAAGAAGAAAAGAAAGCACAAGAAGAACAAAACGAAAAACAAAACACACAAATTCCAAATATGAATCAAATTTCAAATTTGACAAATAATTTCAAAATGCCTAATATACCAAAAATATAAAACCCAAATAACTTTGGGTTTTTATTTTTGGTTTTTTAATTTTTATATATAATTGAAAAAAAAATTAAATGAAAATTTTTAATGATTTTTTGAATGAAAATATTGATAATATAAAACATTTTCAATATGATGTAGATTCATTAGATATTGATGATGTAAAAGAAACATTATCTGAATTATCTTTAAATAAAAACATTAATTATAATATTAATATTATAAAAGGTGTTAAAAATAGTACAATATTAATCAAATTTAAAGGCAAAATAAATGATATCAATTTCATAATTGATGCAATAAAAAATAAATATTAAAAAATGAAAAATAAAATATTAAAATTTTCAAATTATTTAAAAGAAGATGTTGATTCAATGGATGGTAATGATATAAAATATAATAATGTTCAAATATCTTTTACATTAAATTATAATGAAAATCCATTATATATTATGTCAGTAATTAAAGAAACTCTTAATAAAAAATTTGGAATGTATGAAGATTTAACAATATCAGTTAATGATGAAATAATACCAAATGATAATTTATTATAAAAATAAAAAAAAATTTTAAATGATAAAAAAAATACATTTTTTTGATTTAGATGGCACATTATTAAATATAAAATCAAATATATGGATTATTGATAAAAATAAACCAAATAAACCTATATTAAAAATAGATATATTGGAATTTTCATTAATAAGAAATGGATTTTATAAAAATTTTAATTTACCATTAAAATACAATGGTAATATTTTTTATATTAGTCAAAATATGTTTGATAAAATATCAAAAAAAACAAAATCTCAAAATATTAATAGATTTGGTATTTCTTTTAATAATTTTTATGATCAAAAACAATTAAATAATTCTAAAATTACATATTTATTAGATAATATTAATCATTTAAGAAATGAAAAAAACATTGATATTGGTATATTAACAGCTAGATCTAATCAATATAATCATGCTGATATTATTAATAATTTAAGATTAGAATTAAAAAATATTGGATTACAAATAAATAAAATATATTTTGTTGGTGATAAATTTAGTATTTTTACTAATAATGATATAAGTTTAAAAAAAGTTTATATATTATTAGAACACTTAATTGGTTTTAAAATATCAAATAATAAATTTATTTTTAATAAACAAGATTGGTATCAAAATGTTTATTTTTATGATGATTTTAAAACAAATATTAATTATGCAAATGACATTCAAAATATTTTTGAAAACATATTATATAATTCAGATAATGAAATTAAAGATATTATTTATAATAGGGTCAATAATAATAAATTATTATTAATTAATAATTTAATAACAAATAATGATTTAAATCGTTTTAATACAAAAGAAATACAATTAAAATCACCAATTAGTTACCCTATAATTGAAAAAAGATTATATACTAAATTTAAAATATATGAGAATATTTATACTACAGATAAAGAAAAAATTAAAAAACAAAAAAAAGATATTCAAAATATTTTAATTAATTATATGATGAAGTATATTTATAATTATTTTATAACAAATTATATAATTAATATAAAAAAAAATAAAATAGAAATTAATATTTTTGGTTATGGTCAAATAGATTACAATACTGAAGCAAAACATGATGCATTAATAAAAATAATTTTTTTAAAAATAAATAATAAATGGATAATAAAAACAAAAAAATCAGATATTTATAAAAAAATGTTAAAACAAACAAATAGTAAAAAAAATAATTTAATTTTAGATATAATAAGTGATATTTATAAATATGTAAAAAATATTTAATAAAAATGGATGAAATATTAATTAAAGGTATAATAGAATATACAAAATATAATAAAATAAATTGGGTATTATATTATGACACAAGTAGTAAATTAGTTTATAAAACTATATATTTTTATACTAATAATAAATATATTGATATTAGATTATATTATGATAAAAAAAATAAATATTCAATTGATATTTCATTATCAATTGGACCTAATAGAATTAGAGAATATAAATTTATATCTAATAATAAATACAACAATTTATTAAAACATTTATTATCAATGATTAAAGACAAATAAAAATATTTTTTTATAATAAAATTTTTATTATATTTAAAATATGAGAAAAATACAAATTACAAATAATAATCATGATTTTTTAATAAAAAAAAATTATACACCATTTTATATTAATTTAAAAGAAAAAAATATTATATCTTATATAAGTATAAATTTTCATAAATCAAATAATACTATATTAGTAGCTCAAAATATATATGGTTATTTTTTATATTATGCTTCATCTATATTAAAAAATACTAATATAGTAATAAATCCTTTATTTTTTGATTCAAATGGTAATAAGGTATCACCATCGACTAAAATTTATAATAAAGATAACATTAATAAATGCATTGTTATTTTAACAGATAATTTTGAATATTTTGATAAAACAATAAAATTTATAAAAGATAATGGAAATAAGTATTTTATAATAAAAGAACATGAATTATTAAAAACATTAACACAAATTGAAAACGAATTAACAACACAAGTTGAAAAATCTAAAGAAAAAATATCAGAAATGACGAAAAATTTAAAAAAAAATGTACGATGGAGATAATTCAAAAAGTTCGGAAAGATGATAAATAAAACAAAACAAAATATAATTAATTTAAATGAAAATGAAATATTTGTATTTGGCTCTAATTTAAGTGGTCGACATGGTAAAGGGGCTGCTAAAATAGCATTAAAATGGGGAGCAAAATATGGTCAATGTTGTGGAATACAAGGAAATACATATGCAATACCAACCAAAGATAAAAAAATGAAAACATTACCATTAAATATTATTAAAAATTATATAAATACATTTATAAATTATGCTAAAAATAATAATCAAAAAATTTTTTTAGTGACAGAAATAGGTTGTGGACTAGCTGGTTATAATCCTATAGATATTGCACCTCTTTTTAAAAAATCTATAATTTATAAAAATATTTATTTACCAGAATCATTTTGGAAAATATTAATTTCTATTTAAAAATCGTTCAATGTTTTGACATAATGGAGATTTTCCATATATTCTTTCATTTATATCTTGACATAAAAATCCTGAACCTGGATAATATCTTAAAATAATATTTTCATTAACTTTAAATCCAGCATTTGATAAAATAAATATTAAAGCATTTTCATCATAATTTTCTTTTAAATATAAAATATTATTATTAATACTTTTATCTAAATCTTTATCTATCAATTTTTGTAATTTATCTTTAATCATTGAATTGTTTTTATTTTAATTCCACTTTGTAATAACCATTGAAATTCATAATAAATTCCTTCTTTTTTATCATGTGCATCTGTATTTTGTATAATATTATCATCTACATTAACTTTTAATAAAAAAATATCATTTTGTTTTATTACTTCCAGTAATTTAATAGTTTCAATCCAATTTATTTCATTTTCTATTGCTTCTGTTATATTTGATTTATTTGTTATTTTCAATAAATATTCTTCATTTATATAACATTCAATTATAAATTCATTTTTATTTAAAAAATTATTATATTCTAAAATCATTAAAAAAATATTTTTATTCTATATATTAAATTTTAATATCATAGTTTTTATCCGATTAATAATTATATATAAAAATAAAAATTAAATGATATTTATAGGAATTGATATATCCATTAATTCAACTGCATTAACAGTTTATAAAGAAAACAAATATTATTTTTATAATTATACAAAAGTAAAAAAAAATAATAAATGGATTAAACAAACATCTGATATTATTAATTATAGATTTTTAGATTATACATCTAATTCTAATTTTTCAAATAATTTATTAAATAAAATAATTTTTAATGATAAATATTCAGATTTAATTATTAATGATATTAATTCATTTGATGATTCAAAAATTATTGGTATCGAAGGTTATAATTATGGATTAAAAACAACAGATTCTATTATTGATATATCAGAATTAAGTAGTATTATTAAATTAAAAATATTGACAAAAGTAAAAAAATTAAATGATGTACATATTATACCACCTAAAACAATAAAAATCAATACATCTAATTTAATTTATAAAACAACAAATAATAAAATTTCAAGAAATAATAAAGGAATAGCAGGTGGTAATTTTGATAAACATGATATGATGTTAGCTTTTATGGATAGTAAAATTAATAATACATTGAAACAATATTTAAAATTAAATAATGAAAAAATATTAGCAATGAAAAATATACCAAAACCATTTGATGATATAATAGACTCATTATTTATAATGGAAATTATAAAAAAAAATATTAATATATAAAATAAATTAATAAATAAAATGAACAAAAAAATTCTAGAAGTTTATAATATTTTAAATAATACAGATTCAAATGATAATTTACCTGAAGTAACTGGTCATAAAGGTTCTCCAATTACTGATATTAGTACTAATAAAAGTAAAACAAAAGTTGCATCTGTTGATGGTAGAATTCACATATGGGATTATAATTCTGGTACATTATTAAGAAGTTTTTATACTCCAACAAGAATGATCAGTATTTCATTTATAGATGACGATACTGTTGTGTCTGGTAATGCTAGAGGTAATATTCAAGTATGGAATGTTAACACTGGTAAAATAGTAAGATCATTTATAAATTAATTTTTTTAATATTATTAATTAACTTATTTTTGATTTTCAAATATAATATATATAAAATTAAAAATAAGAAAGGAGGTTAAAAATGAATAGAAAATATGATAACTTATTTGATTTGCCAATAACAGGCATCAAAAGAAATAGATCCATTTTTTTAGGACAAAATAAAAAAAGATTATATGATAATATAATTAAATTTTATAAAAAAAGACAGTAAGAAATAAAATCTTACTGTTTTTTTTTATTTTATTATATTCATTATCAATAAAATAAAATTCAACATATAAAAAATAATATATAGGTATTAAAAATAAATTTAAAAAATATGAAAAATATGAAATTATTTATAATATTATTATCAATAACAGCTATAATTATTGCTGGTACAGCTGCTTATTTTAGTGTGTTCGGATTATCAAAATTATTTGCTGGTGCTGGAATATCCGCTTTAATTTTATTTGGTACATTAGAATTTGGTAAAATTGTTAGTGTCAGTGTATTATATAGATATTGGAAATATTTTAATTTTTTTATAAAAACTATATTTACATTAATGGTTATTGGTATAATGTTTATTACATCAATGGGTATATATGGTTTTTTAAGAAACGCATATGATAAAACATCAAATGAATATTTTATAATACAAAAACAAACTAAAATTTTAAATCAAAAAAAAATAGCATATAATTTAGAAATTAATAGATATCAAACAGAAATAGATAGTAAAAATAAACAAATTGATACATATTTAAATAATAGATCAACTCAAGAACAATTGATATCAAATTTATATAATAAAAGTGCTGATACTAATCTAACATCATCACAAAGTTGGGTATATAGAAAAAGAGCAAAAGAAACACAAGATGGAATAAATGAATATAATAAACAAATTAGTATTTTAAGAGAAAAAAATACTGAATTATATCAAAAAATAAATATTTTAAATGATTCAATTACTCAAATAGATACAAAAATTTTAAATATTGAATCATCTGATATATCAGTTGAAATTGGACCATTAAAATATTTATCAGATTTAACTAATCAGCCTATGGATAATGTTGTTGCATTTTTAATATTTTTAATAATATTTGTTTTTGACCCATTTGCTGTATTATTAATAATTGTATCAAATAGATTATCTTTAATATTAGAAAATTCTAATCAAATAATTGAAAATAAAATAGAACAAAATAAAATAAATGGACAAACTAAAAATAAAATAGATAATAAAATAGAACAAAATGAAATAAATGAACAAATATCTGAAAATAGAAATAATAAAAATGAAATAGAACAAAATGAAATAAGTGAACAAATATCTGAAAATAAAAATGATAAAAATGAAATAGAACAAAAAAATGAAACAACTGAAAATAAAAACAATAAAGATAAAATAGAACAAAATAAAATAAGTGAACAAATATCTAAAAATAAAAACGATAAAAATAATGAAATAAATATTGAAAAAATTGATAAAAATGATAAAATTGACGATGAAATACAAACAATTAATAATGATATCAATAAATTAGAATCAAATATAAATTTAAAACAAAATGAAATTGATAACATAGAAAATGATATTGTTAAAACAAAAAATGAATTAATTAATTTTAATAAATTAAATGATTTAAATAAAACATTATCAGATTTTAATGAAGTTATTAATAATATTGATATAAAAAATAAAATAAATACACCAAAAAATATTATTAGAAATTCACACCGACATAATGGATTTACCCAATAATATTTATATCAATGAAGTGTTATTTAATCCAGTTTCTTTTTTTTGTTCATCATTTACAATTATTGGATTCGTTGGTGGTAATACATCATCCCAACCAAAATTCAATTTTAATTGTATTACATTTCTTACATTAATTATTCTTTCTATATTACTTATTTTATTAATATGACATCTTTCTATTATAATTGTATTATCATATTTATAAAAAACAGATAAACTTAAATTTTTTATTTGATTAACAACCCTATTAATTTCTATTGCAGATATTCCAGTTTTTAAATAAATAATAAGATTTCTATAATAATATAAATCAACTTGATCATTTAATGGTCGATTAGGTATATTATCTTCAACAAAAATATTATTTTTATTAACAACATCATCAATATACACATTCTGTGTATTATTTTTTGTTTCAATATTATGAATATCTGGTTTTTTAACAGGTATAATATTATCTTTAGATTGTGATGATATAGAATCATTAGTACTAGATGTTGATAATGATTTATCTTCTATATTATCTGTATTTTCATTATTTGTCAATGATGGATAAATAGATATATTATCAATAAATTTAACATTTTCATAAATTTTAAATTTACCTGAATATAATAATGTTCTTACATTATTACCAATAACTGTAATATAAAAATTATCATCTACTTCTTTAATATTTTTAATAATATTAATATCACTTTCCAATATTTTAAATATTATAATACCTTCTTTTATATTATTTTCATCAGATTCATAAAATATATCTTTTTCAATTATTTCTTTATCTGATTTAAATATTAAAGTAATTCTAGCATTATTTAATATATCTGATAAATCATATGTTTCTGGTGTATTATCTTTATTTAATTGTCTAACAATTTTAAATTTAATCACATTATCAAATGGTGTTAATAATATTACTAATGATCCTAATGGTTTATAATCAGTGTTATAACTATTTGTCGTATTACTAAGTAATATTTTGTAATTTGATATTAGAATTGGATATGGAACTTTAGTTATACCATACGTATTAATAGCTGATATATTAGTATTAGAATTAATAGTATTATTACTTCTATAATTATAGATTTTTGGTTTATTAATACTATTAATATTTAAACTACTTAATTTTTTACCATATTTAAATAAATTTTTAGTTAAACCAATTGATGTTTTTCTAATTATTGTTGTATTATCTACTAAATCTTTAATATACATTTCAACATCAATAGCAGCTGTTGTATTTGAATATTTAAAAATTGGTCTATATTCTAATTTTTGAGAGAAATTTTCTGTTATAATAAATTTAATTGGAAATCCACTTTGAATATTTTCCTCAAATAATGTTACTACATATTCAATATTAATTTTTCTACCAGCGTCCTCTAAATTTCTAATAAAATTATCTAAATTTTCATTTGAATTTTCATATACACCATATATTTCAAAATAATCCCAAATTTCTGATTCTTTTATTGTTACTCCTAAATTTTTATATTCTGGTGATTTTGGAATACTTGATTTAAATGTATCTCCTAAATAATAATAAATTTCATCTATTATTTTATTTTTTGTTAAAATAAAAGAAAATTCAATAAATATAGGAGATAATAAACTTATTCCTCTATGATCATTAGATATATTATAATTTATACTATTTGGTGTTGGTGTATTTGATGTATCAGTAATTATTCTATCATTAGATATATCATCTAATGATGGTATTGATAATGTTATATATTTACCCCATTCCATATCACCATATCTAAATGGTTTATTTAATTGCATTATTTTATCACTATTAATATCTGTTTTATCATAAATAAAATTTGAAAAATATAATTTTTTATTATTTGAAAAATCCAATACATATACTTTAAAAAATAATCCAATGTAATTATCAAAATCATAATTAAAAGGAAAATAAATATTAATTTTATCATATTGAAATGGTTCTAAAAAATAATCTTGCACTTTTAAAAAATTATATTTATTAATATCAACTTTAGCATATTTTTTATGAACTTCATTTATTTCAAATAATGTATTATTAATATTATTATTATTTGATTTTGAAATAAAATTTCTTGTATTTGATCTTAAATTTGATAATATAGAATAATTATCAGTAATATTTCCATTTTTATATATCCACTCTATTAATATATTTTCATTTAAATTAATAAATTTTTTATAATCCATTAAAATTTATTTTTATTTTTATATATAAAAATAATAACATTTAAAATTAATTTATTTTGTTATTAAATCAATAATTGTTTTTATTTTAATATCATTTTCCCAAATTTGATATATTTTATATCCATTTTTTAAAGCAATATTTAATTTATGTTTATCCATGTTCCATATTCTATATGCTCTAATTTTTTTAAATGGAAAATTTAATATATCATTTTTTTTATATTTCATAGGATTTGCATGCCAATAATCATCATTAATTTCTAATATTATATTAAAACCAATTAACATAATATCAAAAATATTATTTTTTAATTTAAAATTACTAATATATGATATTTGTAATTCATTTAAAATTTTAATTATTTTAATTTCAATTTCTTTATTTTGATTTATTAATAAATTTTTACTATCATCATTTAATTTTAACCAATATTTATAATACAAATCAATTATTTTAATATATTCTAATTTAATAATATCTTTATTCGGTGCTTTATATATATTATAAATATCATCAAATGAAAAACAATTTTTTATCCAATTTAATTTATTATTATTATCTAATAATGATTGATTTAATTTTAATATTTTATTATTTTTATTTTTTTTTAAATTTATATTTTTTATTTTAGATATATTATCAACACCATATTTTATTAAACATGTTTGCTTATATTTTTTAACAGTTATTAATTTAGCACTATCTTTTAATGTTCTTTTTTTTATATTAAAATATTTTATCAAAAATAAAATATTATTATAGCTTATATTATAATCATTTTTAATATCTGGTAAACTTTTATTATTTATAATATATTCATTATAAATAATATTTTTATTACTAATAATAGTAAAATTCTTTTTTAAAAAAGAATATCTTATATCTTCTTTATTTTTTAATTTATTAAATTTACAATTATAAATATGTTTACTATCATATTTATTTAATTTTTTATTACAAAAAGGACATAACATATTTTTATATATTTTACCTAAAAAATGGATTATATCCATTTTTTATCCATTTTTTTAGAAAAAAATAGAATAAAAATATTAATATATAAAATAAAAAAATAATTATTATGCCAATAAGTAGTAAAAATTTAGGAAAATATAAAATACCTGGTATTTATATTGAAGAAGTTAATGATTCAATAGTTGAAAAACCAATTCAAGATGTATTAATAAATTTAGTTCCAGGCTTCTCACGTAAAGGACCAGTAAATAAACCAATTTATGTTGATACTAAACAAAAATTTGAAGAAATATTTGGACCAGTTGATAAATACTTAGAAAATAAAGGTTCATATTTTCATAGAACAATTGAAACTATGTTAAGTAGAGGTTCTGTGTGGGCGTTAAATTTATTAAACACTGATCCACAATTAGATCAATTAGAATGGAAATCTATATCATTATCATCATCTATTTTAAATGGTAATAAAATAAAATCACCATATGAAAGATTTTTCAATAGACAAGATTTCTGGGAAAGAGATGAAGAATCATTTAATGATATCGTAGTTGAAAATAATAGTGGAAATGATGATATTAATAAAATATTACATCTAACAAATATGTCAAATAGAACAATAACTGTATTTATGTTTAAATCAAATTTAACAGGATTTGATATAACAGTTGAAACATGGTATAAAGGTAAATATCCATTATTTTTATATCCAAAAGATTATATATCAGATTATATGGTTGGTATATTAATTGTACATGGTGATTGGTCAAATTATGATGTATTAAGTAATGATCCAATATGGAGTGAATATTTTACTACAAATGGTCTTATAAAAGAAAAAATAGGAGATTTTGCTAATCATCAATTAATAACAAGATTAGCTTATTATGATGTATCATTAATACCAAATTTTAAAGATTTAAATGATAAAGATATGTATATAAGAAATATCATTAATAATGATACTGATAAAACAGGATTATTTTGTACATATAATGAAAATGCTTTATTAGAATATGATTATCCAATTGGAAATGTTGATTTAATTGGACATACATTAATTGGTAATAATATTTCAACTATTGATTTTATGTCATATAATACACCTGTATCAGAAAAATTAATATTTTCTAAAAAAGATTTAAATTCTGTTAATAATGTATTTGGTAATTATTCTGATATGACAACATCTTGGGTTTCTGGTAGAACTGCAAATTATACAAATTGGTATACAAGTAATATAAAATATAATACTGCTACATCTGTATTTACAACAGTTACATCAACAAATAATGATACTATAACATTATCAGCAACAACAAATTTATTAGTAGATGATATTATTTATTTTTCTAAAGGTTTTAGTGTTATTGATAAATCAACCCCTTATTATATTACTAGTATATCAGGAAACAATATAAAAATATCCACTGAAAAAAATGGTAATAATATTGGTGGTATAGTTTTAGGATCAACTATAACACATGTATATACAAATAAATTAGAATTTACAGGAGTAAATGCTTTTTATAATATAGGTGGTTATCAATATACATTTAATGGTGATATAACATATTTAAATCCATTAACTATTAATAATAGTTCATCAACATATAGTAGATATGATATATTATATTTAAGTAATGGTAATAAAATAAATATTTTATCAGGAAATCAAGCAAATGGAAATACACCATCATATCCAAATTACATATTAAATAATGAAAGCACAATAATATTAGGATATGTTAAAACAATATATAATAATGGTGTATTATCAATGAATTATAATAGTATAACAGTTGATTCAAGTGGTTATGTAACATTAAATGATTTATTGTTTAAAACTGGTAATACATATTTAGAAATTGAATTTTTAAATACAAGTGGATCTTCAAATGATTGGACAAATTATAATAAATTAAGAAATTTAAAAGTTTATAATGAAATATCATCATATTTATTAAATAAAAAAGGTGTTATTATAAATTACACCAATGGATATAAATATCAAATTGAAACATTAAATATAAATGACCCAACAATAACAACTAATGCAAGTATTAGAATAATAATGGAAGGTGAAAATCCTAATAATTATTTTAATAATAAAGAATTTATTATTTATTATGTTGATGACGAATTTGATATTCAAAATGGTTCAAATACAATTACAACAACAAATAAACCAAATAGTAGCATTGTTGCAAAATATTCATCATTTTATTTATCATATTTTAATGGAATGATAAATAATAATGATTATATTTATAAATATAATGATCAAACATCAAACGATATTTATAATTTAGAAATGAGAATTGATGATAATGATATACTAACAATTAGATTTAAACAAGGTAGTTCATATATGTCTATTGATAATTTTGATGTAAATTATAATAATAATTTAGAAATTTATTCAGGAAAAGAAAATTTAACTCAAACTATAGAAATAGAAAAAACCAATTTAATTACAGATCCAACTAATACTACATTAATATATGTAAAAAAAGATAGATATTCAGAAATAATTAAAGGAACATATTTAGAAGCATATTATACAACACCTAATAATCCATTAACTCCTAGTGAAATGCCTAGAAAAATGGTTAGAATAGTTGATATTAAAAATGATACAAATGATACAACATTAAAAATTCTAAAAACAGATGGACCAATTAAAATCAATACAATATATAGTGGTAGTACAATTGTTGATTATTATACAACATCATATATGACAATAGATAATTATATTTCAGAATATAAAGGAATAGCTTTAGAACCATTTGTTATTCGTAAAGAATCTTATCCAAATGGAACAGAGGAAAGACAAAATGTTATATTAGATGTAATTTCTAAAAACACTAAAATATTTAAAGGATTAACTAATAAAAATAGAATTAGTTGGAGATATTTAATTGATTCTTTTGGTTTAGGTTTAATTGCAAATTCAAAACAACAATTAGTTGATATTTGTGGTTATAAATTAAATTCATTAGGTTTTATTAATATGCCAAGTGCTAGACAATTTAAAAAATCAATTAATCCAAGTTTTATTAATGATGATTATTCAATAAATATGGAATATATCAAAGAAGGTGCTAATCCATTAAAAAATCCAGATTTTTATTATTCATTTGGTGAAGGAGTTGGTCAATCATGTGTATCATATTGGTTTCCATATATTAAAACAGATGATGAATCACAAAAATTCATACCACCCGCTGCTGAAATTGCAAAAACATATATGAATAAATATTTATCAATTGATAGCACAATTAAGCCTTGGACAATTTTAGGTGGTATTTATAAAGGAAATTTAACAAATGTTAAAAAAACTGAAATTAGATTCAATAATGATGATTTAATACCATTACATGATATGGGAGCAAATCCAATTGAATATATTGATAATTATGGTTATATTATAAATAGTGATAATACAGCACAAATTTATCCGTATTCATCATTAAGTTTAATACATTCAAGAGAAGTACTTATTGAATTGGAAAATAGATTATATGATATGTTATTAAACTATCATTGGAGATTTAATACACCAGAGATAAGATCTGAAATTAAATATAGAGCAGATCAAATTTGTAAAGAAATTAAGGATAATGATGGTTTATATGATTTTAGAAATGTTTGTGATAAAACAAATAATACCGATCATATTATAGATTTACAAATGGGTGTTTTAGATACTTATGTAGAAATTGTTAAAGGAATGGGTATAATTGTTAATCAAATTACAATTCTTAAAAAAGGAACAATTGAATCATCAGGATTTAATATTTAATAATTAAAAAATCTAAATTAATAAAAAAAGAGAAATTTAATTTCTCTTTTTTTTATTTCATAATTGAAAAATATTTATTATTAATATAATTATATTTTAATATAAATTTAATATTATAAAGTTTATATTTATCGATATTTGTGATAAATTTTTTTATGTTTATAATATAATTATTGTTATCATTTGATATTCGTAAATAATTTTCAGTAACTAAATTATATTTGATCATAAAATTATAAATTTTAATTACATCATTATAATCATTAATTTTAAATGTTTTATAATAGGTTGTCATAAATTTAGATGTTTGTATATTGTTATTTAATTCAAATAATAAATTAAATAATTTTTCATCTGTTATATTTATATAATTTTTATTTTTTTTTAAAACAATATAATTATATGATTCATTTTCTATATTAAAATTTTCTTTTTCTATTATAATATATTTTCTAATTGTCTTAATTTCAAATAAATGAGGTAATAAATATATTATTTTACATGAATTTTTACAATATTTATATATTTTTTCAAATAAAATATTACTTTTTTCAATATCTCCAATTGGTCGGTATAAGTAGATAATATCTATATTTTTTAAAAATGATAGATCCATATTTAAAATATTATCATATTTAACATTTAAATTTAATTCTTTATGATATTTAGATAATCTTTTATTTATTTCAACACCATATGAATTATAACCTATTTCAGTTGATAATTCTAATATATTACCAATCCCACAACCTATATCTAATAAGTTTAAATTTGGTTTATAGTATTTTAATAATACATTTTCTATAGGTATAGGTGATGGGACATATGTGAAAAATCCATTTTTATTAGGATAAATGTATTTTCCATCATTTTTTTTTAAATCAAATTTTTTAAAAATATTAAAATTTTTTTTTAAAATATTTTGGTAATATTGTTCATTAATTTTTTTAAAATTATATAATTTATATTTTTTTAAATATTTCATATATTTTTCTAATATTTTTTTTATAAAAAAAACTTAAATTTTTTTTATTTTATAAATTTTTTATTTGTTCTATTATGTTTGAATTATTATCATCAATATCAATTTCTTGCAAATATGCAATATTAAATTTATATTTATAATTTAAAAAATCAATAAATTCATTACCTGCCCATATTACTTCTGATGGTGCATCACCACCCCAAGAATATAATAATGTAGATAAAAATTTATATATCATATTTTTATCTTTTTGTGATAATTTACAATTATCATCATCTAAAATTTCATCATTCAAATTTAATGATTCATTTTTTCTATAATTTAAAAATTTTTTTTTCATATTTTTTAATTTTAATTAGATTGAAAAAATTATAATCTGTTATTTTAAAATAACGTTTAATCATAATTTTTTTTAATTTTGATATATTATTTTTCATTGTTTTTTTAAATAATTTATTAATGTATAATCATTAAAATAATTCATTAATTTTTTTTCATAATTTTTATTCTTTATAATTTTTTCTCTTAATGTTTTACCAATAACTTCAGAAAAAAAATTATCTGTTTTTTGTTGATCCTCTTTTAATTTTAATATTGCTATATTTCTTATATCTTTACAAAATTCATTATAAGATTTAAATTCAGTTAAATCTAATTTAGATAAAATTAAATTAAAATTATCTTGATATTTTTTAATATCATCATAATTGTCAACAAAACTTATATCTAATTGTTTTATAATATTTTTATCCATTTAATATTTTTTCATTTTTATCATTAATAATTAATGCTGATATTACACCATACACTAAAAAAAACTTATCATTTATATCAATATTTGGTTCATCATCAATTAAATGTAAACATTTATTTAAATAATCTTTACAATATGTATTATAATCATATTTATAATTAACATTATATTTTTTTAAAATGTCATTTATTTTATTTATAATATCAGTAAAAAAATCATATTTATTAATAAATAAATCAGTTAATTCTTTTTTAACAATTTCCTTTTTTTCATTGGTTGTCAATTATTATAATTTTTTTTTATTTATATATAAAAATATAAAAATAGTTTACATAGGTAAATTTATATATATTAATAAAATAAAAAAATATATTGGAAGAAAATAGAATAGATTTAATTTTAAATAAAAATAATGATAATTATTTATCATCATCTAATTCTGTTAAATTAATGAATCATATATATGAAGATAATGGTTTTATTAAATTAAAAACAGTTGTTAATTCAAATATAAAAATTGGAGATATAATTTATATTTGTGCAATGTCTGGTGATACAGGTGTAGAATATACATCAACATCTTATGTTTTAGATAATTTAATTGAAATTTCTGGTTGTTCAAATTGGTATTATAATCCTAAGTTAATGGGATATAAAGTTTTAAATGTAGATTATTTAAATAATTTTTTAACAATAAATAGACGATATGATTCAATATTTGATAATAAAAATATCTATAATCATTATATTACAAAAATTTATATCAATAATCAAAATATAATAAATGGAAATATTGATAGTGCTATTTATAAAAATATCCATTTATCAGGAACAACTAATTTTATACAATCCATTATATTATCTGGAATTACATCAAATATTACTTTAAATGAAAAATATGATAAAGATTATATTACTTTAAATACTCATGATAATTATTCAACATATTTAAGTAATAATAATAATTTATTTAGTTTTACAATTATTAAAAATCAAATAATTAATAATACGATTATTAAAAACGGTTATTATTATAATTGTATTATTAATAATAGTGAAATAAATTATGGATTTTATTATAATTGTACAATAAATAATTCTATTATTAATAATGGCAATTATAGTGGTTGTACTATATCTGGTGTAACATGGGTTTATGGTGTGTGGGAATATGGTGATTTTGTTCTATCAGAATGGAATAATGGTATTTGGAATAATGGTAATTTTATTGGAAAAATATGGAAAAATGGTATTTTTAATAATGGTATCTTTTCTGCATCTACTTGGTTAGATGGTATTTTTAATAATGGACAATTTTTAAATTCAATTTGGAGTGGTGGTACATTTAATAATTCTTATTTTTCAGAATCTATATGGCATAATGGTAATTTTAATGGTTATACTATAACTCATAGCACTTGGTTAAATGGTATCTTTTATAATGGTGACTTTATAATGTCAGTATGGTATGATGGTATTTTTAAAAATGGTAATTTTAAAACTAATAGTACATGGATAACAGGTGTATTTGATAATGGTGAATTTATTGATTCTAATTGGAGTGGTGGAACTTTTAATAATGGAATAATAAAAGATAGTTTATGGAGTGGTGGTACATTTAATAATGGGTTTATGATTAGAACAAATTGGTATAACGGTATATTTAATAATGGAAATTATGATGCCCAAAATAGTGGATTAACATATAAATTTATAAATAATGTTAAAACATATCCTATTAATTGGTATAATGGGACATTTAATAATGGTATATTAAATAATGCATATTGGATAGATGGAAACTTTAATAATGGGGTAGTTAATAATAGTATTTTAATTAAAGTTAAATGGAAAGATGGTGTTTTTAATGGTAATATAATAGGACCACTAAATTATATGATAGGAATTGATGATCATGTAATAATTTGGAGTGGTGGTACATTTAATAATGGATATTTTGGAATAAAAGAAAGTGATATTTTAACTATAAATGGACAATTAATAACTATGTGGTTAGGTGGAAACTTTTATAATGGTTATTATTTTTAAAAAAAAAAATAAAAAATGAGTGTAATTCATGTACCAATTGGTAATAATTTAATAAATGTTGGAACATTAAATTTTGATAATAATAATCATTGGGTAGATTTAAATGTATATGATAGTTCAAATTTTGACCCAATTGAAAGAGGATATAGTTATTTAAAAATTAATACTGGTTTAAAACATCATGGCGTTATAAGATATAATGAATCTATAACTAATATAGGTTGGTATAAAATAATAACAACAATAAAATTAGAAACATCTACAGTTTGTTCTGGTATAACATTTATATTAGGTAGTGGGTATACAACTAAATATTTAACAGATTCATATTCAACATTAAACATTGATATTAATGCTATAGATATATCTCAAATTTATTATAAAAGATTAATAATTGATTTATTAGGTGAATATAATCAATGTTTAAATAAAAAAGTATTATTTAATTCTTTAATATTATATGCTACAGAAGATATTGATGATGTATCATATTTTGATAATAATTATATATCTCAATATATTATTAATTTAATGTGGAGTTTATATAATAATAATAATGTAATAATTGCATATTCACATAATGGTGTTTTTGGAACACCACATGGTTTATATAATATTAATGACAATATTACAGGTGGTGGTGTTGTTGTATATAAAGGAAATGATAGTAATGTAACATTATCAATAACACCAGGTGATAAATTATATTATAAAATATGGACATATAAAAATGGTTCAGATAGTATAACATATTATACACAAGGCATTCAATTAGATGTTATTTCTCCACCAATTAACTTTAATGGTCAATCTCTTTCATCTACTATAATTTATTTAAGTTGGGACTTAAATAATAATAATGATAATATAATATTAGCATATTCTACATCTTCATTTAATGGAGATATAAATAGTGGTATAACTTACCCAATTGGTAGTTTAACACCAGGTAATGGTACAGTTTTATATAGTGGATCATCAGAAAATATTCAACATTATGGTTTATTATCTAATACACATTATTATTATAGAATTTGGTCATATGAAAATAGCACAACAAAATATTCAAAATCTATTAATGAATTAAATATTTTAACAATAAATGGTATTAATGATCCATCTAATTTTGATTATACTATATTAAATTCAAATCAAATAAAATTAACATGGGGATTAAATTTAGATAATGATAATATATTATTAGCATCTGGAAATACTGAAAATTTTGATGTTCCTAATACAAATTATAATATTGGAGATAATATAGGAGATGGTGTAGTATTATTATCTAATACTGGATTAACAGAATATATAGATAATGTTAATTTAATTCCACCTTACTCTATATTTTATAAAATATGGTCTCAGCATGTACATGATTATTCAGCAGGTATTTTAATTAATATATCAGCATCACAACCAGTTAATGGTGGTGGGTTTTATGGTGGTGTTTTTTATAATGGTTATTTTTATGGTAAATGGTATAATGGTAGATGGATAAAAGGAGATTTTATTGAACCGCCTGCTGAATGGCACTCAATAAATCCTAAACCAAATTAAAAAAAAATAATATAAATGTTATGATAGGAATATTTTCAATTATTAGTAATTTTTTTGGAAAAATTTTTAGTAAAGAATTTTTACCAGTTACTTTAACAGTTATAATATCTATTCTTATATTTACAAATTTAAATACATGTAGTAGATTAAAAGTAGAAAAAGAAACAAGAAAACAAGAAAAAGAAATTTATAATCAAAATTTTAGTGCATTTTTAGATTCAATTACTAAAATTTATAATGAACAAACTAAAACATATGAATATCAACGAGATATGTATTTAACTACATTAAATGAATTATCAAAATATGATTCAATATTTGCTAATAAATTAAAAAAAGTAAAAGGTGATATTATAAGTGCAATAGATAGTAAAATTAATTTTGAAAATAAACCAGTAGAGATTGATAATAAATTAGAAAAATATAATAATAACAACTATGGTTTAAGATGGAATTATAATTATAAAGATATAGGATTTAATCAACATATAAGTGGAGTATCTATGTTTAAATTAAATAACAATAAAATCTTTGCAGGTATAACTAAAATTGATACTAATCAAATAAGTTTAAAAATCACATATGGTTTCAGAGAATATAATGATAGATATAAAGTATGGGCAATATCACAATCACCATTAATTAATATAAGTGAATTATCGGGTGCTTATTTTATTAATAAACCATTACCTTATACTGAAAAAACACATTATTTACATAGATGGACAATTGGTCCTTATTTTGGTGCTGGCATAAATTTTGATCATAGATTACAAAATCCAAGATTAGGTTTCGGTTTCGGTTTTGGAATTCAATATCATTTATTTGGTTTTGGTAAAAAAGTAATTAAAGAAAAAACGAAAAAAAATAATAATATATATGATATAGATAATTATATTAAAAAATAAAAAAAAAATGAATATTTTTATTTAATATATATAAAAAAAAATAATAAATTATGAGAGAAAGTATAATTAGATTTAATGATTTTCAACATAAAAAAAGAGGTTCTAATTTTATTAATGAAACAGTAATACCATTTGATGATTATTATAAAGTTAGAGTTAATATTGATGTTCCATTTTCTTTAGTTAATTCTTATATTAAAAAAATAAAAGATGAAACTGGACAAGATATTAAAAAGTTTTATTCTGAAATAGAAATTGCAGAAGAAATAGCTAAATATGTATCTACATCATATTTAAATATTGAAAATATACCTGGTGATATATTAGCACCAGAAAAAAATAATGGTTTAGTTGTAAATTCACCACAACCACAAGGCCAAGGTCAATCACAATTTAGTCAATTTAATCAAGGTCAACCACAAGGTCAAGGTGGTCAACCACAAGGTCAAGGTGGTCAATCACAAGGTCAAGGCGGTCAATCACAAGGTCAAGGCGGTCAATCACAAGGTCAAGGCGGTCAATCACAAGGTCAAGGTGGTCAATTGGATTTAAATTTAGATGTTCAAAATGGACAAACACAACATAATCAAGGACAAACTCCACAACATACTGCAAATAAAATTTCACCAAATGAAATTTAAAATAAAATAAACTATTCTATACAAAAGAAAGTCAATTTAAAAAATTGACTTTCTTTTTTTTATATATAATAAAAAAATAATAAATTATCTTGAATAATATAGATGATAAATTACGTAATATTTATGAAAATATTACTAATAAAGATAAAATTCCTAATAATAATATTAATACTAATATTGTTAATGGTATAAAAGTTGGTGATTTAATTGTATTTAATATTAATAATATGGAATATAAAGGTCATGTTAATAATATTGTTGATAATAAATATTTAATAAATGGAAACTTTTCAAATGAAAATAAAAGTGTATTAGTAGATTTTGATCAAATTATTGAACATTATCCTAAAAATTTAAAATTTCAAAATAAAAACAATGATAATAATATACAATTAATAAAAAGTGAAAATACAGATATTCAAGAAAAAAATGAAAATATTATTTTCTTTCCAAAAACATATAATAAAGATAATATTGATAATATTATATCAAAAACTAATTATAAATATTTTATAAGAGAAAAAAATAATGAATTACATATTGTTAAAATTAGTAATGGTTTTGAAATAAAACCATTTATAGAAAGTACAATTAGTTATTTATTAAAAAATAAATTAATTAAAGAAAATTTATCATCAATGAAAGTTATTGGAAATAATTCTTTTTGTATATTAAAAAATATACCATTCAAATCATCCCAAATTTTAAAAAATATTTTAATGAAAATATTAAAATAAATTAATTTTAAACTTTATTTAAAAAAACTGTCAAAATTCTTTATATTATCAATATTAGTATTTAAATTTTTAGATTTATTTTTTCTTGCCATTTGAGATGCAACATTTTCTTTTATTACATGTTTCTTAATTGGTTCATTATTATCAACTATAATCGGTTGTGCATCTATATTAATATTTTTCTTTTTATGTTTATTCTTATTATCAATTGGATTTTCAACACTCTCTAATTGTATTGATGCTTTTGTAATTATTTCAAATTTATCTTTCCATACTGGAAAATATAAATCTTCTGATATAATTTCAAATTTAATATCACCATTATCTCCTTTATTATAAGTTTCTAATTTTGGTATATTAAATTCACAAATATCATTTTCAATAATTTTACCTATAAATAAGTAATTTTTATTTTCATTTGTTGTTAATATTAATCTTGGTTCTATATCTTGAATATTAATTCCCTCACTATTAATTTTAAATTTTAATGAATTGTTATTATTATTATTATATAATTCCATATTGTAAAATTATTTTTTTTATTATATATTAAATAAAAAAATCGAAAAAAAAATGATTTTTAATTTTAATATATAAATAAAAAAAAAATCTAATGGGTGAAATAAATAAAATTGATAAATCTAGAGAATTATTAAGAGAATTACAAACAATGTTATTTGGTGATATTGATAGTAAAGATTTATTTTCAAAAACATTAGAAATTGATAATTTATTAAATTCAGCATCAATTGAATATAATAAATACTTAAATGAAAAAAAAAATAATTAATTATGGCAAAAATTATTGATCCTGATTATCTTAATCAAGATACAGAAATTATTTTTGATGCAACAGGAAAAACAATTGAATTAGTTACTGCTGGTAACTTATCAACAGATGGTGTTACATTACAAGCAATTTATTCTTTTTGTAAAGAAGAATGGAAAACAACAGGTTTAATTAAATATCCATTTCCTTTTGTTGCAATTACTGCTGAACAATTCGAATTAGTTAATGGTTGGAATTGGAAAACAACAACATCAACTCAACTTATTAGAGATGGTGGATGGGCATTAAAAGATACTAATTCTGTAACACAAGAAGAATGGATGAATTTAACAACATTAGGTTCATTTGATGATTCCAATAGTGATAGAGCATACTATCAACAAACAAGCGGACAAACTGGTACTGATACAGTTTTAACTGGTGAAGTTAATCAAGCAATTCAAATTTATGATAATGGAAATTATGATTATAAATCATATTTTAAAATTTTCTTACGTGAACAAGGTAAATTATATGATTTTTATGATTTAATTTCAGATCAAAATTTATCAGAATTAACATATAAAAAATATGCACTTCCATTATCTAATAATACAGATTTAAAAATTACACATAATGACACTATTATCAGTGGTAGTACACCATA